GGTCAACCGCTTGCGCGGAGTTTCCTATTCTTAAATCTATCGTGCCGCCCTTCTTCGTTGTGTCATGTTCAAACTCAACCGTCAGTGCTTTTAATAGCTTGTTGTTCTTTGGGTTATTGAACCGCAGCGCGGGGGAGCGCAAGATGCTCTTATAATCATTTGGCCTTTCGTATGTTCCGCAGCCGGTTTTGTTTTTGCAGTTTTCCCTAAAGTAAACATCAGCATCCTCCTTGATGCAGTTATCTATGACAGACACCATCAGGAATCTGATGTCATCCGGGCAGGCTTGGGTACAAATATCAGCAAATGTCTTTGAACCCAGATTCCCATATAGGCTGAGGGATGAGGCCGCGTCCGCCGTCCAGTCCTCTGTGATAAGGCTGTCACCGGAAAAGCCATCGTCGGATATCGTGAGTAAATCTGTTGAGTAAATGCTTGTCAGCGTGGGGGTATTCGGAGCGGGGTCAAACACGGCATCACCAACGCAAACCGTGGAGCCCTCCGTGCTATCTCTAGCGTAGGCCACGTCAGCGTCACTGCAAATATAATTCGATGTCGTCAACCATTCACCCAGACTCGTGTAGTCCTTCTTGGTAAAGTTAGTGAACGCACTGAATCCGGCATCCATATAACTCACATGCTTGTGCTTCACGTTGATGATAAGCGTCTTTGAGTTCTTGACTGCGCCAGCCACCGGCCAGCTTATCCACACCTCATCTGTCTTGGCGTTGAACGCGGCAATGGGAGCATCGCACTCGGACTTGTTTATACTGTCAAAGATCACACTTGAGGCTTGGTGAAGCCAAGGCGGCTTGTCTGGTGCAGCACGGTAGATGTTGTAATAATAAACACCGTCGCGACCCAAGTAAAAGTGATTGTCCTGTGCGCTTATAATGGTGTTCGGGTAAGCGGGTATCTGGTTGCCGTTGTCATCATCTGTAAAACGCTTCCTAAAGGAAAGAACCTGTGTCCCCGTCCCTCCCGAAACCTCGAACTGCCACACCCCCTTTACTGTATAAATAAGAAGAGCGTTACCTAGTGGCTCCATCCCCACAATGTCCTCACCGTGGCCGAGGTCCTGATAGCCAGCAAGCGACTCGGTACCGGGCGTGACAGCAAACGGCTTCTTGAAGTCAGACCACACCAGCCTGTCGGGAACCCACTCATTCCCCTCGTGGACATTCCCGTAAAACATTAGCCCGCGCCACTCCTGAATATGGCGCACCCGGTTAAGGCCAACCTCGCTAAAGCTCCCTATCTCCCTCACTGACTCGTTCCCGGTGTTCTCTGCTGGCTGGTCAAACTTCCAGTAAATTGGCTTTGCGTTCTCGTTTACAAAGACAACATCATCATCAAGCTGGGCAGCCTTCCACTTACCGCTACCCAGTGTCACGTTCCTTATTATCCTGTAGTTGTTTGTCTTCTGGTTGTAGCTGTAAAGCCTGCTCGTGGTCCCGGCAAGCAGCCTCGTGTCACCGTTCGTGCTGGTGGCATTAAACAAAATAGTAATATCCTCCTCAGTGCCTGTCGCAATCTGCGTTGGTGTGGCCGGTGCCTTCGCGTCGTTTAGCGGGAACTGGTTGTGCAAGTCTGCGTTGACTGCCCCCGATTCCCCCATGAACCTTTGCCAACCAGCAGAGCGATAAAGGTTTCCCGCAGCATTAACCCTAAAGTTCTGCACCCACCTGTGGGCTCCGGCAGCCACGGTATCCGGCGACGACTGCGGATCGAGCGGCCCGGTCAATGGGCGCATTTCATACAGCTTTGCGTTTTTTGATATGTGCATCAGAATGAATCGTATGCGGTTTCTGAATAGGTTATCCAAGCGCATCCCGCAATCGCATGACCACCCCAAGCCTCCGCCCCTGAGTCCTCCTCCGTGTCGCCCAAGCAGCCACTGCCGCCGGACCCGGGACGCCGCGTATCCACTGAGTTACCGTGCCTAAAGAATATATTTCCAGAGAACTCGAATCCCTTCGAGCTGCTCTTGTTGACCGTCCTTAAACCGTCCCAGATAAACCCACCGCGACCGGGTGTGCCATACTGAAGAGGACCGGGATATTTGGGCGTCCTCCCCTTGCCCCCCTCTATCCCCTTCTTAAATATCTTGCCTGCGTTGCCAGACGTTCCACCGAGTGCAAGAGCCCTTAGCTTCGCAGTCCCGGGCCCAGCAAGGCTGGTTGTGCTGGCTGACGGAATAGTGGTGTGTGTCTTACCGGCAATTCCGCCAAGGGAAACCAGTACCGTGAAACCATCGCCGTAGCCACCGCCTCCTCCATCAGCCACACGCGCAAGCTCTGTCCAGTTTGAGCCGCCATCTGCCGTTGCCTCAAACACTGTGAAGTAGGGCGCAGTATAGTTTGCGTTCTCCTGCCCAGCCCTCGGCTCACCCTTGCCCGGGCCCAACAAAACGCTTGCTCTCCCCTTTCCGCCGTGGTTATACGGGGTTTTTGGGTTCACACCAACATTGTTGCCCGCCAGCCCTCCCCCACTATTGTCAACCGTTTGGAAGTTAGGGAGAGTTCCGGTGTCGAGATAGTTGACTGTCCGTTTTGTTGGGGAGGTTGAGTCTTCTGTCCTAACGCGAACCTTGTCTAGGTTGGTCACATCAAACACCGCCACCAAGAAGCCGCCCGATCCGCCGCCGCCGCCGGGGATCGCCACCTTGGCCTTGTCTTTATCCCGGTAAAGTTTACCGAAACTCAGATCGTTTGTGCCGGTAATGGTTGTGCCGTTATTGGTGGGCGACTGGCCATTAGAATCAAAAGCCGTACAGGAGAACTGGTTCCCGTTTATCACTGCCACAGTATAGTTTGTGTCAAATTTGGATACTCCAGAAGTTGTGATTGCGCTTTCCCGCACCGACAACTCGTCACCAACGTGCCAGTGTTCTATGTCCGGGGTGGATGCCCCACCAAGCGTGAACTGAACCAAGGAGGTGGAATCAGTATACACCAGTGACTTTATGTGATAGACGATAGTGGCTGGCTCCTGATAATCTCCACCTCCACCTCCACCTCCACCACCACCGCGAAGGACAAGCCTAAGAAGGGTTGTGTCGGCTGGGACTGGCTGCTCATAGGATGTAAATAACAGGCCGGTTGCGCCGGTTTCGGCACTGAAGTTTGTAACGTACTTTGAAAACCCGCAAGCCTTGTCGGAAAACGCCGAGGTTGCCCCGTCGTCGCTCTTGGCCACAACCCAGTAATTGTAGCGCAATCCGCCTTTTATTAGATTGTAAGCGATGTTGGTCTTTTCATCCACCCCTTCCCTGTAGGTGCCTGTAGTGGGGTTGTGAATCCTGCCGCCGTGTTCATCAACATACAAAAGAGTCCCATCAGTGCGCTCGTTGATCCGACCCGAACCAAACTGATAGCTTGGGCGGTCGTCAGTGCCCATGTCCTTCCTTATAAGGTTTGCTTTTGACGCGGACAGGCTGCCTTCTTCGTTATCAGCAAGGGTTCCCACAAGAGTTCCGTAAATGGCCGTAGCCCCCACGATGGCGGGTGCCGACAGCGTGATGGTCGCATTTCCATCGAACTGGATCACGCTATCTGTCGGAATCTCCTCCTGCAAACTGTTAACATTAATTGGGGCGGTTGTTTGTGCGCCTGCCGCAACGATGGTTGGTGTCCTGTAGATGTCATATGTATCCGCGCCGTCCACCCTGTCCCACAGAAGTGGGATTCCGCCTTGGTGACGCCAGCCTGCGCCAGCAATCAGCCCTCCAATCTTATCCAAGGTTCCACCACCACCATCATCATTCGGCGGCTTGGGTTCCGTGGTCCCTATATCGTCACACTTGATTTTACAAAGCTCCTGCTTGAACTCCTCGGTAAATGTCCCGTCGTCGTTATAGACATATGCGAACCAAGCATATACTTTTCGAGGAAAGTCGATGATCACCTTTTTAAGGCGGTCGCAAATCCCGCTGTCCGCATTGGGCAAGGTGTTCTTAATCTCGTTGGGTGTTACTGGTGATGGCATTTTATTGTCCTGCGTAATGTTTCGTTGTTGTAAACGTAAGAGGCCAGTTGTTTACAGCCTCATATGAGTAAATTACCCCAATGCCGGAGCCTATCCCGTCATCCGTCCAAAGTGTGGCCTGCGCCTCTGGCGACATAAAATACTTCCACTCCTCCACCGTAGTGGGCTCATAGCACGGGTTGTCGTTTTGCCAGCGTTCGTCCAACACAACCTGATAAGCGTTCACGTCGTAACCCACCTGCCAAGGTGTGGTTGGGTCAGCGTTATACTGCCCGCTGTTCTTGACCGTTATTCGCACACCCGCCAAGTAAACCAAGTAGGGCTGCTCCTTTTTTATCTGCCCCTCCTTTATATTGGAGGGCCAAAACTCATTACTGCCGGGCGTGACCGTTGACCCGGGCGGTTTCGTGTGAAACCTAGAGAAATGAATCTTGATATCCCTGAGCGTCTTCCCGAATGCGTCACGCCCCCTCGGCTGCCAGTTTTTCAGGAGAACCTGAGCCCCCCAAACGCCATTGTTTCTGCACTTAAACGGAATAGTGGTTGAGCCGTCGTTAATGGAAACGCTTCCCTGAACAGGCGGGCTGCCCCCGTCTGAATTTTTCATCCTGTCAGTAAACCCGTAAAGGAAAACCTCCACGTCCGTGAAAGCTAAAACTGCCTCGCTTGAAGAGATGACTTCACCTACCCCGGGGTTTAGCGGTGTATCAACGACCCCGACGCCGGTTGCCCCCGACCAAGTCCGCCAGCTTGCATAAGTGTCGAAGTTGGAATTGCCAGTATTGCTAAGCGTTGCGCCGTAACCGATGCCATTCTTCAGTGCCGCACACTTTAACCCTTTGTGACATATCAGGTTGGCCCACTTAACGTCCCCCCAAAAGAAGAACGGCTTGAAGTCCTTCTTAAATTCACAGCAGTCCCCGGCACCCGCAACAGGCGGCAAAGGCGGCGCGGACCCTGACGGGGGCCCATTCGGAGGCTTGGTTTTCTTCTGTGAATCTTCCGATGTCTCGTCCTCCTTTGGGGCCTGCTTAGCAATGTCTCCTCTTGGCTCTCCAACAACAATCTCTTCAGCCGCCAGACACCCTGTGCCACAGAAGTCCCGCATAAAGTCGAGCTTCATGCTGCCAGTGTCCGAGTCATACTCCGTGCGGTACCAACGCCAGAACAGGATGGCAAACTGCACATACTTGAGGATGCCTTGGGCAATAGTGTCCCTCTCCTCAGGGAGGTAAATTTCAAAGTCCTTGGGTGTGATGTTGCTAGGCATACGCTTCCTCCTTACCCACAAACCACTTGTCAGGTAAAGGCGTTATATGACGCCTAATCTTGGTGCGAAAGAACTCAATGATGTCCTTATGCTCCTTCCTTGACGACTCCGCCAAGGCGGTTAAAAATATTCTACCAAGCATTCTGGCCCGTGGGTCAACATTCTGGCCACGGTCTAAAACGCTGCCCGGGTCAACGTGAAAGTGAAACGACGTGGCCCTGCCTTGGTGGGTTATCAGCCCGTCCATAAACGTCCAGTCCAAGTCCTTCATGTTCTCCGCTGGTGGCCTGTCAATAATGTCCCCGTAATCAGAGTGTCTGCTCCACACAAAATCAAACTGATACGGGGTTATGAGTTGGCTGGCCGGAAAGAACTTCACACTAAAAGAGTCATCAGCCCTGTTAAGGCACTCCTCATCATAGAAACCACTGTCCTCCTTTATCCCGCGCCTCCACCATTCTGGGAAATCCTTGCTTGAGGTGTAGACATACGCACCCGTGGCATACCCATACTTCCTGTCCATCTCCATCCTGCGCTTGTCAGAGTACCCGCAGTTGGAATGGAAGGGGTAGAGCCCCAAGTCTGCATCCAGAAAAACCCTTATTGGTTCGGTGTAATAAACGTCGCAGTCTGAAAAGAGCGTGCTGGTGTTTGTCTCCAAGGCGAAATCCATAGCCTCAGGCTTTCTATACATCAGGCTTATGGGGTGGTAATGAATCCAGCCACTGTTGAACTCCCCAAGCCCGCCGTTGAACAGGCCGTCTGTAATCTCGCTGTTCGACTCAGGATCAATCGTTGCCCGCGTGTGCACGTTCTCCAGTCCTGCCAGATTGATATGCTCCTCAGCGATCTTGTCACAGATCACGTAGATAGGCTGCTCGTGAAATTTCCTTATTGTATAGATTGAGAATATCCCCTCCCACAGGGAACTCGAATCGACAATAGTGCAGAAGCTCTCAGGCCCGGGGTCGCCACCGGGCTTGAACTCACGCTTCTTTATTTCACCAAGCTCCATCATTAGCAAACATTCTCCTGACTAAACGTATCACTAAACACTTCCTCCTTTGTAACGGTCGTAAACTTTAGCGTTACGTTGTCCTGCGTAGCGACAACGGCCTTGTCAACCGTAAAGGAGGTTGCATTAAGAACGGCTGTTACAAAGGAGGAAGTGTTTAGTGATACGTTTAGGCAGG